TAAGAAGATTAGTGTTTACAGAATTTTTAAGTCTTGCAATTTCTCTCCAAGTAAACAAAATTGCAAGATTAATTCTCATCTTTTCTCCTTCACTGAAGGAATCATAACTAAAGTCCTCATAAATTGGGGATTTGATTATTTCTTTAAATTCTTCATCAAAAGTAAAATTGATGTAAAAGTCCATCAATTGCAAATATTTGTTGATAAGTTGATTCATAGAAGGCAAATATTTTTGTATAATTTTTGCCTTAATTCCACCATCTTTCATCAATAAATGCAAAAAATCATAATAAGAAATATTTTCTTTATGTTTAACTTTATTCTTCGTTATTTCAATAAGTTGTTTTTCTAACTTTTTTAATTCATCTCTCTCAGAAGTTCTGTTTTTACTTTTGTCGGTAATAGTTTGAATTTCATATTCAAGTTCTCGGATTTGTCTTTGATTGAAACTGATCCGAGTATTGTTTTGAGAAATTTCATATGTAAGTTTAGTGATCTCCTTAGAAAGAACAACAAATTGACGCTCTCGTTCTTGCTCAAATTTAATTGTATCTTCAATCTCACGAAATCCCTTTTGGAGTTCCTTTGCTTTATTTTGAACGTCTGTAATTCTATTTAACCTAAACTCTTCTTCTATATTCTGAGTACAAGTGGGGCAGACCGTATTTTCACTAAAGAACTTATGCTCTTTAGTAATGACAGATACTTTCTGTGAGATTTTTCCCTTAAGGTTGTTTAGTTTTTCTAATTTATCGTCAGCACCAATGACTTCCTCCTGCTCTTTTTGAAGTTTTTCAATTTTCTCTTCAATAGAAGAATTATCCTTCATATAATTACCAATTTCTTTATCCAAATTGGTAATTTTTTCTTTATTGGCAACTATAGTATTATTTCCACGATTTTCAAGTTCTTCAATAAAACCTTTTTGCATATCAATCTTTTCTTCTGTTGTCTTTTCAAGAAAAGACGAGTCCTTTATTTCTTCATTAATTTTACGAATTTTATCTTTAATTACAGAATTCATAGAGGAAAATATTTTTATGTCCAACAAATCTTCGACAATTTCTCTTCTTGTTGAAGCAGAAAGTTGCATAAAAGGAACAAAAGATGCACTTCCCAAAATAACAATTTGAGTAAATGACTTATAATTCAATTTAAGAATACTTTCTTCCAATTGTTTTTGTTGGTCTACCGTAGCAGAAGACTGATTTTGTAAGATTCCATCCACCCAAATCTCAAAAACATTTGGTTTAATTCCTCTTACTACTTTATATTCCTTTGTTCCAATACTAAACTCAATCTCAACTAAACAATCCTTTGTGTTAGTTGAGTTTATGAGTTGAGGTTTCGTAATTTTTCTAAATGCTTTATTAAATAACACAAAACACAAAGCATCCAACAAGGTACTTTTCCCAGACCCGTTAGACCCCACAATTAATGTTGTTTGATTCTCTGAGAGATTAATTTGTGTTGGTTGATTGCCAGATGATAAAAAATTACGATATGAAATTTTCTTGAACAGAATCATAATCTCGTGGGGGTATTACAAAGTCATTAGGGGTAATTATAGCATAACTATATCCATATACTTCACAGGTTTTTATTGCTACTTCGTCTTCTACTTCAACCACAGACATCTCTGGATAGTCTTCTGCTTCTAAGAGACCAGCATATCTTTCTGCATCGTCTTCTTCTTCAAATATATACAAAGTTTTATCACCATCTTCATTCATTACTGCATATGCACCTTCATCTTCTTGTTCTTTAATTGATAGTATGTACATTACTCTATCTCTAATGCTTCTTTGTAAACATCTCTTAATAGATTTTTGATGACTGTTTTATTTAAATTAAATTCAGACTCTTCAACGTATTTATCCAGAATACTAAGTGTATCTTCCGTACAAAATTCATCAGAATTCACATCATCATCATAAACATCAAAATTCTCAACAATTTTAAATTCTAATGGATTTACATTTACAATTTGACTTACAAACTTATCAAACTTTAAATGATTTTCTTTTTTCTGTACAAAAAGTTTAATCATCTTGTTTGATAGTGAGGAAAAATCAATATCCTCACTATCGTCATCATAATAAACTTTTTCAAACATAGTGTAAGGATTTTCAATTTTTTCTAATGCATAATCATCAGTATCAAAAATATGAAATCCCCTTTTATCGTTTACATCACACCAAAACATTTGATATGGATTCCCAAGATAAAAAATCTTGCCATCATTACTGGAAGTATGATAGTGCCCAGAAAAAACTCTATCAAACTTTTTGAATACATTTTTATTCAGTCCGTTTTCCTGAACGTGTCCAGGATAAACAGAAAATCCAGACAGTTCAAGGTGACCAAATACAATTTTTGCAGTTGATTCTTCTAATAGTGAGAATGTGTCCTTCTCATTGTCAGTGCAAATCCAGGGCAAAAAAACACATTCAGTGTCATCAATAAAAATTTCAGTTGGACTTGATATTTTTACAATGTTTGAGTACTCGTTTAATAAAACATCAATTGCATTTACTTCATTAGTATTTTTATAATATGCATCGTGATTTCCAACAATACTGTATACAGTGATTCCAAGTTGTTCAAACTTATCGTATACGTTCCGTTTTGCCCATTGTAATGCCCAATAATCTACTCCTTTACGATTATCAAAGGCATCTCCAAGATGAACAACCGTTTTAATTTTATTTTTCTTTAAGTTTGGAAAAAATATATCATTATAAAATCTTTCAAAGTATTCGTGAAATGCCTTATTAGCTTTACGAAAATTATAATGAGTATCAGTTATAAGTCCAATTTTCATTGATATGATTTCATTTGAATATTTTCTTTAATTGTATTATAGTCAGAAGAATTTGGTGAGTCATCATCCACATAAAAAAGTTGCTCGTATCCACTTCTTTCTATAATTTTTTCCTTTATTTCCATTTGCTTTTTCTCTTTTTGAATACGACGCAAAAAAGCATAATATACAATTTGAGTAAAATAAGCAAATGGATTTGTTCTGTTTATATCAAAGTTATTAATATATTGAACACAATTTTCAACACCATCACTAATCATATCCTCACGAAAGATATAATTTACAAAATTTGGACGATATGATAAGTGTGTAGCAATCTTAAGGAAACAATCACCAAGATAATTTGAAATTGGTGGAACAGGAGATCCAGATTCCTTTGCATTTTTAACTTTGTTTTTATAAACAATTAAAGCATCATAAAAATCTTTATTATTTACGTAATGTGGGTTCTTTTTGATTTTATTCATTTGTAGAGGAGAAAGTAAAACTGCCATTAATTACTCATCATTTTAGCACATCAACCAAGACTTGACAAATAAATTTAATATGACTAGAATCACTCTGTTGGGTTTGAAGATAAATTATATCTTTTAGTTATTGGATTTATATAATTTCTCTAAAGATATTCTGGCATCAGCAATGCTTGATAAGTATCCCATTTTCTCTGATAACTTTGTTTTATTAGATTTTCTATTTTTATCTTTTACATATTTTGTATGCATTTTAATCAAATCCTTATCAGACACTTCTGTAACTGTTAGGATTTTATCCATATTTACAATGAATAAATCTTCATCACTCATTTTAATCCAAGGACTTACTTTAATTGTAGTCATTCCCAAATGACGAACTACAATTGTTTCCATAGTGACAGGACAATCTAACATCAGAAGTGTTTCATCATCTTCTTCAAAAGGACAGACTTTTGCAAATACTTCTTCACCAGAAATTAATTTTATAATACCGTAAAATTCCTCTTCCATTTATTTTTTAAAATTGATTTGTAAAATTTCATAGTTAAATTTTTCTTCATTGTATATTTTAATTCTTTCAATTAAATGATTAAGAGTATAGTTCTTTTTTGATTTATATGTTGCGTCATCAGCAATATCATATAGGGTTGCTTTTGTTTTATTGTCCCCCTTTCTTAGGACTCTTCCAATTGATTGGAGGTTACGAATTCTAGATTTTGATGGTGAAGCAAAAATTACATTATGTAGATTTTTAATATTAATTCCTGTACTGAAAGTTCCATAAGATGCAACAATAATTGCATTACTTTCTTTTTCTGTAATTTCTCTTATTTTTTCTCTTGTTTCAGTATCAACTCCACCGTGAACAAAAAATACTTTTCTGTCCTTTGAAGTAGAATTATTTATAAGTTCATAAAGAATTTGTCCGTGAGATTCAACTCTATTAAAAAGAACAAGACTATTTCCCTTTAAATCCAATACAAGATTTTTAATAAAATTGTTTCTTTTTTCGTGTCCAATAATATATTGAACTTCTTCTTCATACTCATTAAACTGTTGAGAATTGTGCTTTAATAATAAAATTTTAATCTGTAGTTTTGAAAGATGACCTTTTTCAATAAGTTCCTTTGTTTGTGTGACTTTGTATGATGGTCCAAAAAGTCCTTCAAGCACCCATTTATGGGTCTGTGACCCGTCTAAAGTTCCAGTGAATCCAAATCTATATTTTGCATTATCCATCTTTGTCATAATGCCCACAAGAGACTTTGATTTGAATTGATGTGCTTCATCTCCAATTACTACATCAAAATTTTCATAAAAAGACCTTTGGAGATTGTAGATAGATTGCCAAGTTGTAACTACTACTGGTTTGTCTGTATTTTTTTCTTTTCCAGAATAAATTTTATGACAAAATTCTTCTGAATCCCAACCATAGTCTGTAAAATCTTTTACCATTTGCTCAACTAATGATGTGGTTGGAACAATTAATAAAATATTTTTACTATTATCTACAAAATATCTTACGATTGTATAAATCATTAAAGATTTTCCAGATGCTGTTGGAGAAATTAAAAGTTTTCTATTGTACCTTAAAGCATCATAAACAGCATCAATTTGATAATCTCTTGGTTTATGTTTTGATATTTTATTCATATAATCGGAAACACCACTCAAAGAAACCATTTCGTTTTCTTCAAATGGAAGACCATAAAATTTATTATCTTTAAATTCTATTGTGTATTCATAACGTTTTGCCCAAGAGACTAGTTTGTCTAAGAGACCAATATATATTTCACCAGTATGATTACTGTAGAGTCTTATTTTTCCATCCCAATACTTACTTCTATACTGAGGCATAAATTTTGCACCAGGAACTTCAAAAGTAAAATAGTCAAAAAGTTCCTGATGTATATGGGGTTCAGTTTCTACTTTTAAATATATTTCGTTCTTTTTTTGAATAATAATATTAGTCATATCCCGCAGTAAATCTCATATATTCAATGGCATTTTTAATCTGATAAGTTCTATTTAATATTGTTTTTAAAATTCCATCCAAATAACTTATCATTATCTGATAGTATTCAATTTTTGATATTACTTTAATTAAATCAGAATCGGCATCCATATACTTATCTAGGTCTGGTTTTAAAACCTTATGGTCAAATGGATTGGTTTTATATACTTCTGGTTCTGCTTTTCCTGAATAATATAACCATTTTTCTTTTTTTAAAATTTTATATTTATTCTCCTCCATTTTTTTAAGAAGAATAATGTTATTGTATATTTTATAATATTTTGAATGTAAAGATGGAATTTTAAGTGATTCTTGATGTAGATTGTCTGGGTCTATCTTTGAATCTTCTTCCCATAATATTTGAATTTCATCAAGGTTCATAAGATTAATAAACAACTATGTCATATAATGTATATTTGAATGTGACATTTGCAGTCACAAAATTAATATCTTGTACTTTAGCATTGAAATCTAAAGTAGATAAAGAAACTGGAAACAATCCTCTGAAATTTACTTGTGCTATAGGATTGTAGTTACTATTATAGAGTATTAAACTGCCATCCGATTGTCCAAAGTTTGCATCTTGGATACCTGGATTTAATTCGTCTGAATTTAATAACTCTTGATATTCGGATACACTTTGAGGATATCCAAGACCTCTCATCCAATTGTGAACTTGTAAATAATTTTGTAAATTTTCATCTACAAAAAACTCAAAAGAAAAATCATCATAAGAAAGTTTATCACCAGGAATTGGAATATCTTTCAGATAGTTTGATTGAACTGCAACTCCTAAATTTATACCTGGTATTTGTGATGAATTAGAAAAAAAATCAACCTTAGGATATTCAGATAAAATAAATTTAAATCCTACAGGGGACAAGTAATTTCTATTACTAATTTGTTTTGACCAAGGACTCGGACTCATTTTTATTTTTATTTATAGACATAAAAAAAAGAGGGTCTTTTGGACCCTCCAGTATTTGTGAACCGAAATCACATAAGGTTCTTAACTTGAACTCTTCTGTAGTAACGGTTTGAGTTGGTCTGAATACGACCAAGATTGGTCTCAGGAGCTGATGCAGACTTACCTTCAGCAAATGGATTAGCAACAAGACCATAACGAGTCTTGAATCCGATTTTTGGCTGGAAGGTATTCTCACCAACTGCACGAACCATTTGAAGAGGAACGTATGGGCAGTAGAAGAGTCCTGCGTCATAAGGTGAAGAACCCTTATAACCAACAACGTAATACTGACCACCAGTTGCTCCAGTTGCTGGGT